CAGCGCGAGCGGAGTAGAAGTCGACAAGTTTCTGGGCCGCGTCTTGGGACAGACCCAGTTCTTTGGCGATCGGGGTGAAGGCGGCAATGGCATCGGCGTCGAGGGTTTGGCCTTCGGGAGCTTTGAAGGTGTAGGTCTCGGGTATGGCTGGGGCGGTAGGCGCGGCAGGCGCGGGCGGTATGGTAACCGCTGGCTCAGTAGGCGTCGCCGGGTTTGGGGTCGTCGTAGATGCTGTCGGCGTCGGCTGCGTCATCGGCTGATTTAACAGCGTCGGCGTTGGCGTCACGGACGGTTGAGAGATAGACTCGCTCATTTTCTTCCTTTTGCATTAGGATGATGGAATCGGGGAAGTGGGTGAGGATTTCGTTGAAGATCCGCAGTCCGACGTTGCGTTCACCGAATTGAAAATAGTCGCGGTTGGACTCGAATGTGGGGGCGTTGTTGAACGCGTGGCAGTCGGCGAGGAAGTGGTAGAACCAGGCCCGGCCTTGTTTGGTACGCATAGCGGCGGATAGAAACTCGACTCGGGTGCGTTCGAGCTCGTCTGCCGCCTTCTGAGCTCGGCGGATGTCTTTGCGGTTGGTTGCGTCGTAGGTCATTGCGGCTGACCTCCAGGAGCGCCGCCCTGAACACCGGCCGATTGCCCGCCAAGCATTGCAGCGAGGGCGTTCTGCCCACCGCCGACATCGGTCTGGGATAGGTTGCGGGCGCCTTGTGATAGCTGCTGGGCAATGGCGGCTTGGTGAGCTTGGGCCTGCTGGGCGGCACGCTGTTTGCGGATTGTCGCCAGTTCCTCCGGCGAGCGGATGATAGATGGGTGGTTGTTAAGCAGGGCCGAATATCGATCTAGGGCCTCGTCGATGTCGATGTTGTCCATTGCGGATGGGTCGACACCGGCAAGACCGCCGGCAAGCTGAAATAATCGCTCGATGCCCGCGGCTTGAGTGGCTTTTTGGGCTTGGGCAAGCATGGAGATAAATTCAATATTCATCATCTGGCCTTGGATCTCCGGTGGAGCAGGAGGCAGGATACCGGCGCGAGAGGCGATGGCGAAAACACGTTCGATAATGGGTTTAAGAACTTCGTTGTCAATTCGCTCAAGGACTGGGCCGAGCATCACCAGTGATTCACTTTTTCTCAGATCCCATTCAACAGCCGTGACGTTAGAACGCGTTTCGTACTGGCTGGCAACCCGGAGAATGTCGTTGAAGAAAGTTTGGGACAGTCTTTGCTTAACGAGCTCAAGATCTGTTGCGATTTCTTGGACAGGGAATTTGGTTTCGTAGACAGACGCAAACCCAGGCCGACCTGCGGCAGCAAAGCCTTGAACATAGGTGATACCGCCTGGGGTTAGGTTCGCCGGTTGGTTTTTGAGTTGCACGTCGGCGACAAGGGGTGGGTTGACCATTTTGTCGATGGCCTGGGCCTTACGCCTAGTTTCGAGCATTATTTGTTTTTGGTCAGGCAGGCCGTCCATAGCGGGGGAGCGACCGTAAGGGTCATTGGAAACCAAGTCCCAACGGCCAGCAATAAGTAGATTTTCGTAAAATCCAGAGCGGCGCAGGAATTGTGGGGCGTTGTTTTGTCCGCCTTGGGGAGAGGTAGATCCGCCCCATTCCCAATAGGCTTCGCGGTATTTGAAGTGTTCAGGAAAGCCAAATCGGCGGGCGTTGCCGTCATTATTGGGCTCGATGGAATGGGCGACGATGAGTTCACGGGTTCGGTTGGCGCCTGAGTTGTCATTGTAGAGCTCCTGAACTGCGGCGGAACAGTTTTCCCAACCGAACTCGCTGACAACGGCATCGATGGTGGAGGTGAATTCGCGGTAGAAGATACACGGACGATATTTACCGTCGATGTCGAGGTAATATTCGCCGGCGCATGGATTGATGCAGTTGATAACGTTTTTGAAGTCTTCGTAGATAAGCATAGTCGCTGTACCGAAGACAACGAGGTCGAGGTAGAACGTCGCGATGGAGTTGTAGAAGTTGGATTCAGCAAAGATGAGATACATCAAGCGCTCGACCTCGGCAAGCCAGAGGGATACAGGCGAGGTCTTAGTTGAGTCGATATAGCCGATCTTAATTCGAAACCACGGCGAGGTTGGCGAGGACTTGCCCGAGGTCAAGCCTGCTGCAAGACGCTGTGCATAGGTACAGCCGGAGGAATCGAGAATGTGTTGATTTATTGGCGCTCCACGTGCCATTTGGTTGGGGGTGACAAGCCATTTGTAACGTCGGGGGAGGAAGTAGTCGGCTAGTTCGCGCCAGTGTACCCACCAGGAATAGCGGTTGATGCGGAGGCCGAGTAGGCGCCCGTTGGAGTAGGTGTAGAAGTCGACGTCGGCGGATGTGGACGGCATCAGGTTCTAACCGGGGACTGAGAGTCGGTGGGAATGGAGTTCAGTTTAGCGTCAGTACCGGACTGGTCATCGGCGATGAGCCGGCCTTCCGAGTGCATCTGGCTCGCCGCGGTCAGTAGGAACACAGGGTTCAGCGCAGGGGAGGAATTGCGCTGGGGCGCTGTGGCGGAGTTTGCCCCACTAGACTGACCGCGGCGAACTGAGGAAGGGACGATTAGTGGCATGAATTATTGACCCAGAAGAGTTTTGCCAGTTTGATTCGATCGCGGAATGGAGGCGGCGACAGAGAGAAAGCTGGGGCCGGATGAGTTGACTGCGGTTGGAAAAGTGTTGGGGGAACCTATTGGGGACTGTGCTGGAGGAGCCGGCGCAGGTGCGGCGGTGGTGTTGTTGATTGTTTCGGTTGGGGTTTCGGCTGGAGATTTGGCTCCACCAAACATAGATTCGATTGCTTTGACCATTTAGGCCACCATACGTTCGGGGGAATAGGGATCCCATTCGGTTTCGACAATGGGTTTGTGGGGGAAGTCGCCGCCGGCAATTGCGGATGGGGCAAGTGGACCGCCAAAGGTAAGGGCAAGGGCATCAAGGTCATCGAGGACAAGGTCAGGGTGATCGTCGAGAAGATCATCTTTGCTGACGAGTTGGATCTCGCCAGATTTTTCTTTGATGGTATAGCGAATGGCGAGCATGGCGGTTTTGAGTTCGGGGGATGCGGGGAGGGCACCGGATTTGAGCCAGGCGCGAAGGGCGCCGTACATGGCCGCACGTTTATTGACGTAGCGTTCGCCCGAGTTGTCGAAGACGACACCGGTGATGTCGTCCCTACCGCCGAATTGAACCTCAACGACAGCCAGACGCATATTGCGGCATTGATCAACAACGCCACCGCCAACACCGCCGCCATCGATGAAGATACCGTCTGGGCGTAAGGATTGCCAGGCGCCGAAGACTCGATTAGCTAGTTCAGTGGTGGAAATGCCATTGTAGGACAAGCGCTCGATAGAACGGGCATCTCGGCCCTTGCGCGGGAAGATGACAGAGTTGTTAGAGCCAAAACGAGCAACGTCAACGCCAAGGGCGAGCGGGGTTGAACGATCGGTATAGGGAATTTCGCGGGACATGGCTATATCGATGTCGTCGACAGAGAAGAACTCGAGTTCACCGCGATGAGGAAACTGGCCCAGGACGCGGACACGAACAAAGTCGGAGTCGATACCGTAGGTTTTAATCCAGCGATTAAACCTGTCTTTGTTTGTAACGCGAACCGTACGTGAGTCGATCTGGCGACAATGCCAGTGTTCAGCGTGCACACCGCCCGGGAAGCATTCACGAAAACGGCCGATGTTTCGGGTTGGATTGCCGAAGACGAGCCAAAGAATTTGTGTGTCGATGTCGGTAAGTGCGCCCTCAGCAGTTTCCCAGATTATGTCGGAGATTTCTGAAGCTTCATCGAAGATAAGAAGTAGGCGCTTGCCTTGATTGTGAAGGCCAGCGAACGCCGCTGGATTTTTCTCGGACCAGGGGATCATGTCGAGTCGCCAAGTCTGGGAGCGTTCTGGGTCTTTGGAAAATAAACCCGTGGCGGTAAGTGTAAAATGCTCACGGGCGAAGAAGCACAGGTTGAACCATTTACCAAGTTCGGCCCAGGTTTTGGTTTTGAGCTGGGTTTCGGTATTGGCAGTGATGACACCGCGGCAGTCGGGGAAGGTGGTGAAGGCCCAGAGGATGATCCAGGCGACGGTGGCCGATTTGCCGATCCCGTGACCGGATGCGGTTGCTTCTTGGATCGCTTGGTTGGGGGTTAGTAAACCTATGCGGATTCGTTCGAAAAGCTCGCGGGACCACGTGTCGGGGCCGGTGAATTTGGTTAAGGTTGTGTCAGGCTCGCCCCAAGGAAAGGCGCCCATGGTGAAGGCCAGGGGATCATTTTGAACGGAGTTTAACCATTCCAAAAGGGCATCGTTCATTTGGGTTTATGCCTGTGGGGAGTTTTAGTTTGGTTTTTGAAGGGGTGGTGATGGCTGTGGTGATGGCTGTTCTGTCTTCGGTTTCAGAGCATCACGTTCTTTGGTCATGTCTTCGAGCGCTTTTTGTGTAGATGCAAGTTGATTTTGAACATTTATCAGCGCTTCTCTGATTTCCATTTCTAGGGTGAACTCCTCGTTTAGACGCTGTATCATCGCCTGCTCGTGCGCCGGGGCCGATGGCTGGGTTGGAGACGTAGAGACTGAAGATGCAGCATGGTGGGTAAGGTGTGGAAGATCTGGAACTGTTGATTGGTCATCAGCAAAGGCGAAGCTAGACGCAAGAACAGTATAGAGAAAGATAAGAAGGTATTTCATGGGCATGATGCTTTCTTATATTGCGTATTAGTTGAGTCCACACATACATATAAACCCCCGGTCCCCGCGGATGTGGGAAGAACGGACTTTATGCCTGTGGTTGTGACTTGAAAAATGGGTGTGCCCTGATAGTCTACGGCCCAGTAGGTCGCGCCGTCGCTTTTCGACGTGAAATACGCGTTCGTGTCCCAAGCAAGCGTCTGATTAGTAGGCATCCACAGCGCGTTGGCCGTCAGGTAGGAGGCGCTCACGGCGTTGCCAGCCGTGCAATCGGCCACGGTACAATTCGATGACAGCGTCAGCGTGCCCGCTAGGCCGGACGTCCAGGCATATCCCGTGATAGTATACGCATCGCCGTTGATTAGGACCGTCGTATTGCCAGAGTGTGTTCCGTTGATATCTTTGCCGACCGAATCCTTCGTAAACGGCACGACGTCCGAAACGGCGACGGTTGGTCCGGGCGTGCTGAGCGTGGTCGAGACGACGGGGGCCGCGCCGCCGATCGCAACGCCGTTCATGCTCAGGGTGCGGAGATCAATACCCGCAGTCTCGTAATTGCCTCCGATCTGCAACAAGAAGGTGTCGAACGCGTATTCCTCGGTGCTTATGGTCAGGCCCCAATGCGTTTCGTTGAATGCGTGGGTCGCCCCGTTCACGGTCTGGGTCGCTATGGATACACCGTAGCGACTTCTGCTGTCATCGAAATTGCTCGCGACGCTGTCGAATTCCGCGCCGAGCTCAAAATTCGTCGCCGATGCTAGTTGGTCTGTTTCATCGACATACTGACCCAGGAGCCCCCAGAGCGAGGGGTTGTTCGTCGCGCCGCCAGAGGCATAGGTATAGCGAACTGCCTGTCCCTCGCGGGCGACGTGTTGGCCCGTACCCCCGGTGCCATTAAACCCGAGCACATCGAGCCCGCACCAGATATTTGAATTCGGGGCGCCATTGATCTGGCAAGTAGACTTTTGCAAGCTGGATACATTACCAGCCGTTCCCCCGCTCCA